ATAAATCTTATATCGTGTACCCAGACTCCACTTGAAATGGCAAAATTAGAGGAAAAGGCCGATTATTTTCATCCAAGTTCATATTAGCTACTACGAATAGTTCAAATTTTGCTAATGTTCATGGACTAATGCATCCAGAAGCACTGTGTACGCGCTTTGTAAATGCGTGGACAATTACTACAAAGAATCAAGATGGATCAAAAGCGGCGTCATGGCTAGCCAACAATTTGGAATGGAAAACTGTTGAGCAATTAATAGATATGATTGATCAAGAATGGCATTTCTTCTACACCGATGTAGTTGGTGGTCATATTCGATCGAGTGTTACGTTTAGAAGTATTGTAACTCACTTGGTTGATGATTACCACAATAAACAAAATATTCATACTAAATTGACTAGTGCATTGTCAACTATAACTTTACTAGCTGGTGATGCGGAATACTATGATGTTGATGATTATAGTAGAGAAGATGCTATACGAGATTGTATGGCAAACATTAGAGCAAGTAGAATTGATGGCGACTATGAAGAATATAAAGAAATGTTTATAAGTGAATTAAAGTGTCTTGGAATTTATAAATTGAAGAATGGAAAGAACTGGGAGAATGAAACTTTAACAGCACAAGAAATGTATTATTTGATAGAACCAGAAATGGAATCAGTAATTAATAAGGAAAAATGTTGGAAAGGTCTTTGCTATGCAGTATTTGGAGTTGCAACAGTTAGCATGCTAGGAGTAGCAGCAGTAGGCGTTTATAAATTGATTAAATCCATTATTCAAATGTTCCTTAGTGGCGTTAAGGCTGCTTTCCAAGGACAAGCATATGATAATACTCCTAGGCATAAGAGTAAACCAGTTGGTGTTGTTCTTCAGAATGACGAAGATAAATTACGTAAATTGCGACGGAATATACGTGTTATTCGTATCGTAGATATTGAAGATGAGTCAATTATGTGTTCTATGTATTGTTTAACTTTTGAAAGTAAGTTTATAATAGTAAATCGACATTTTATTGATTCATGGCGTAGGAAAAGGAGTTCAGGGATGAATGTTAATATTGAACTTGAATTGATTAATAGTATTGGTGACACTTTACGAATGGAAAAGGTTGCAATAAATGAAGCTATGATCAAAGATATTAAGAATGACCAAGGAACATCATGCGATTTATGTTTGGTTTATTTATCTAACGCCAATATAAATGGAGCAGGGAAAATACGACAGTTTATACCAACTCGTAATGAATTTGTACAAATGATGAAAGGTAAAGATATAGAAGCCACAATTATAGGTAATGAAAAACAAGATGATATTGATGTAGTTACAAAAATGCGTTATGAACTAGTCACAGCAGATGGTGATGATATGACGATGATCCTTAGTACATTTTGTGATGGTATAACTAAAAGTGGAGATTGTGGTAGGCCATATTATTTTAATAATAATGTGTCCAAGCCTTTATACGCTATGCATTCGGCTTTAGCCAATGGCACAAAACGTGCAGGAGCTACACCACTTATATTAGATGATATTATGGAGGCATATAATGCGTTTAAAACTAGTGAATTACCTATAGAAGAGGAAATTAATTTTCAATGCAATGGGAAGACTAGTAAATATTGGAATACTCCCATAGAAAATCTGGGAGAAGTTAGTGTTAACG